CAGTTTAACAATCTGCCTTTTTGGTACCAGACGCTATTTGTAGGGGTCGTAGCTAGTATATACGGACTTAAGGGAGCCGATATTTTCAAGAAAAAGTAAGGGGGACTTACATGGGGGAAGATAAAACGTGTGATTGCCACACGGAAGAAAAAGTACGTTCGGGGGAATGCTGTAAACAAAAAGCCAATCCTCTTGATGAGTTTTGGCATAAACTAGGAGACAAGTATAAAAAATATGTCAGAAGCTATAGACCCAATAAACGTAATATATAAAACTCAAAGACTACTCGATGAGTTAATTGAAAACAACGCTAACGTCTTAATAGGTGGTGGTGTTGACAACATGGAGAAATACAACTATATTCTCGGTAAGATTCATTCGTTGGATCAAATTAAACAGGAACTCTCTAACCTGCTAAACCCTAAGGAGCCAGAACCAGATGACGAAACAAACATCACACGCATTAGAAGATAAATATACAGCTGAAGAAGTTTCAAAACAAACAGCAGAACAAAAAGCAAAAGAAGAACCTTCCAAAACAAATTTAAATAAATTACCTAACCCTACAGGTTGGCGTATTTTAGTTATGCCGTTTCAAGTTAAAGAGGAAACAGCAGGTGGAATTATTATAGCACAAGAAACATTAGACAGAGCCAGAGCCGCGGTCCAAGTTGGATACGTATTGAAGATGGGTCCGCTTTGTTATGAGGATAAAGAGAAGTATCCTACAGGAGCTTGGTGCGCGGAAAAAGATTGGGTGATATTTGCACGATATGCAGGATCACGCATGGGAATTGATGGTGGTGAGATAAGAATGTTAAACGATGATGAGATTTTAGGAACGATTGACGATCCTATGGATCTTATTCACGCAATGTAATCATAGGAGGATTAACTATGCAAGACGACGAAAAGATAATAGACGTTGGCGAAGCTGACGAACAAGAAACAGAAATTGATTTAGAAGCAGCACCGGTTGAAGAAGCACCAGCCGAAGAAATAGTTGTTGAAGAAACAAAAGAAGAAACACAGGTTGAAGAAAAACCAAAAGACGAACTTGGTGAATATTCAGACGGTGTGCAAAAAAGAATAGCTAAGTTAACGCGTAAAATGCGTGAAGCTGAAAGGCAAAAAGAGGAAGCTATCATTTTTGCTAGAACACAAAAAGAAGAAGCTGAAAAAATAAGAAATAAATATAAAAGTTTAGATTCTTCTTATACTCAAGAGTTTGAGAAAAGAGTTACAACTAACATTGACGCTGTAAAGAGTAAATTAGCAAATGCTATTAATGCAGGGGATATTGAGGCACAAGTTGCTGCGCAAACAGAGCTTGCACAATTGACCATGGATTCAACAAGACTTGCTAAAATTAAAGAATTACAAGAAACACCTGTGCCAGAACCAACAGAAACAAAGGCCCCTGCACAGCCTAACACACCACCGGTTGACCCTAGGGCAGACCAATGGGCGACTAAAAATCCGTGGTTTGGTAGTGATAATGCAATGACTTACACAGCTTTTGACATACATAAAAAGCTTGTGGAAGAAGAAGGATTTGACCCACAATCAAATGAATATTATTCTGAGGTTGACAAGCGAATAAGACTTGAATTCCCACATAAATTTGATAATGTGGAGTCATCTACACCTTCTGCGCCAACGCAGAATGTAGCAAGTGCCCGACGTCCGGCCGCAAAGGGACGCAGAAAAACTGTGAAACTCACACCCTCACAGGTAGCAATTTCTAAAAGATTAGGTGTGCCACTCGAAGAGTATGCGAAACAATTAGCCGCGAAGGAGGTATAAGCATATGACTAAAAAAGATACAGAAAAGAAAACTGTTAAAACTTCCCGCGTGAGTCAAACTAGAGCTAAAACTGAAAAGCCTAAAGTTTGGTCTCCACCATCATCACTAGATGCACCGCCTGCGCCAGACGGTTATAGACACAGATGGATAAGAACCGAAAGCATGGGTTTTGACGATAGTCAGAACATGTTCGGTAAATTAAGATCAGGATGGGAATTGGTAAGATCCGATGAATATCCAGATCATGATTATCCAAGTATCAATGACGGTAAATACGCAGGAGTGATTGGGGTTGGTGGCCTTGTGCTGGCAAGGATAACCGAAGAGCTCGCAAAGTCTCGTGAACAGTATTTTAATCAACAAAATGCTGATCGCAATGAAGCTTTAGAAAACGATGTCTTAAAGGAACAGCATCCAAGCATGCCGATTAATCAAGATAGGCAGGCTCGTGTAACCTTTGGTGGTACAAAGAAGGACTAAATTTTTAGTAATTCCTACCCACCGTTAACAAATAAACCTTTAAGGAGGACAACAATATGGCTAATAAAGATGCCGCATTTGGTTTAAGACCTGTAGGAAATTTGAGCGGTTCAAACAACATGCAAACTAATGAGTACTTTATCGATGACGATCACGCAAATTCGATATTTCAAGGTGACCCAGTAATTCAAGAAGCTAGTAACACTGGCTTTATTGATGTTGGTGCAACTGGTAGTGAAAGTAACATTGGTGTATTAAATGGTGTTTTGATAGACTCATTTCCTGTTACAGGAAAACCAACTTTCCAGAACTTTTACACTCGAACGAATGTAACAGCTGGATCAATAAGAGCGTTTGTATACGACAATCCGTATATAAAAATGGAAATACAGGGTGACTCTGGAACTAACAGTGATGTAACAGACCGTCATGAAGTAGCTGATTACGTAAACATGGGAACTACAGTAGGTAATGGAATATCCGCTGCAGAACTTGACATGAGTGATTTAGCTGCAACTGATGGTTCGTTAAAAATCGTTGGATTTTCTAATGACCCTGAAAACAATACGCTGGGTACTGCCGGAGCCGGTCACATGAACTACATTGTGACTTGGAACGAGCACCAGTTCAAAAAAGAACTATAATAGCAGGAGGATTATTATTATGGCTATATCAAGACAACAGCTCGCTAAAGAGCTTGAGCCAGGTCTGAATGCATTATTTGGACTTGAGTACAAAAACTACGAAAATCAACACTCGGAGATTTTCGACACTGAAACTAGTGACAGAGCTTTTGAAGAAGAAGTAATGTTAACTGGTTTTGCTAACGCATCAGTTAAGGCTGAAGGTTCTGCGGTAGCTTTCGATAGTGCAAACGAATCTTTCACTGCACGTTATACTCACGAGACAATTGCTCTCGCTTTTTCTCTTACAGAAGAAGCTATTGAGGATAACTTGTATGATAGTATCGCTAAGCGTTATACAAAAGCACTAGCAAGATCTATGGCTAACACGAAGCAAATCAAAGCAGCAAACGTTCTAAACAACGCTTTTAGCAACACAGCTTTAGGTGGTGATGGAGTAGAGCTTTGTTCTGAATTACACCCAACACAAGCTGGGACTTTCAGAAACGAGCTAGACGTTGCAGCTGACCTTAACGAAACATCTTTAGAGCAGTCATTAATTGACATTGCTGCTTTCATCGATGAGCGTGGGTTAAAAATTGCAGCTAAAGGAGTAAAAATGATTATTCCTTCAGCTTTACAATTTACTGCTGAAAGACTGATGAAGACTGCAAATAGAGTAGGAACTGCTGATAACGATATCAATGCGATAGCGTCTAAAGGCATGATCCCTCAAGGTTATGTAGTGAACAACTACCTAACTGATACAGATGCTTTCTTTATCAAAACTGATGTTCCTAATGGATTGAAAATGTTCCAAAGAGCGGCTTTAAAAACTGCTATGGAAGGCGATTTCGATACTGGAAACGTTAGATATAAAGCGAGAGAAAGATACAGCTTTGGGTTCTCTGACCCAAGAGGTATCTTCGGATCTCCAGGTGTATAATCGTTAGATTAACACTAATTATTAAGGGGCCTTCGGGCCCCTTTTTATTTGCACATTTACATTTAAAAGCGTATACTCGACGCACTGCATATATAAAACAGTCAGCATAGACTCGTGCAGTAGACAATGTCTCAGACTATGTTGGCGGAAAAGGAGACCAATTATGGCAAATTCAACTTTTAATGGTCCGGTCAGATCAGAAAATGGTTTTAAAACTATTAACAAAAATTCTACAACTGGCGCGATCACAGAAACTGGTTTTTCGGTTAATTCAACTGGACAACTAATATCAATGGGAACTAGAAAGATTCAATCTTTTGCTGGTACATTGGCTAGCACTGACGCAGCATCAACTGCATACGCAAACAATGACTGTCTTGTAGAGCTGGGAACACTCAATGTTGATGCACCTGACGCTTTAGTGACACCTTCAAAAATCTTTATACATAGAGCTTTGATCGGTATTACAACTGCAGCAGGGCAAACTTTGATAGGTAATTTAGCACTAAGTGAAGATTCAGGAACAGCAACAAACGCTGCTGTATCTGGAACAGAAATTGTTGGTGCTGGTGTTACATCATTTAACGAGCAGTTAAGTGCTACACAATCTATTACTGAGGTTGATGTAAACTTTAACAATACTGCTGGTAATTATCATATCTTTGTACCAAACGTAACTGCAGCTGTTGCAAACGTACACTTGTACGCAAGAGCAACTACTACAGTTAATGCTGATATTACAGCTGGTAGATTTACAGTAGAATTAGAATATTCAGTATTCTAAATTAAATATAACTCTGAGTAGGGGCGTAATGGCCTCTACTCTTTAGTAGGAGGAAAACAAAATGGCGGACGTAGTATTAACGCAAACACTTTTTCAAGGTGATAAAAAATTAATTACTCATTATAATAACGTGTCTGATAGTACAGGCGGAACTACAACAATAGTTGATGTTACAGCATTAAGCCCTGCACCAAGTAGAGTTACTTTAAACAAAATTTGGTACAGTGTTTCTATGACGGCAAAAGTAGATGCAATTAGATTAGTTTGGGATGCAACCACTGATGCAACTTTTTTAAATTTAGAAGGCGATGGTCATTTAGATTATAGTTCAATAGGTGGTCTTAAAAATAATGAAGCTAGTGGTGTAACAGGTACTGTTAAGTTGGTTTTTCCAGCGTGTACTTCTGGCGACACAGGAACAGTTACTTGCGAGTGGATTAAAACTTACTAATAGGGAGTAGCATATGCCAAATACTTCTTCAGGAACAGCAACGTTCGATAGGACCTTTTATATTGATGATATAATGGAAGAGGCTTATCAACGAATAGGTATTCAAGATCTTAACGGATATAGAATTAAATCTGCAAGACGTTCTTTAAATATAATGTTTCAAGAATGGGGCAACAGAGGGTTGCACTATTGGGAACTAAAAGAAACAAATGTAAATTTAGTTGAAGGTCAAACAGAATACCATTTCTTTAGAAGTGCGGCAGATGACACGGCTGATACAAACAGAGCACAGGCAACGACAACACAGGTTGATTCTACTATTTTTGGAATGGATGATGTGTTAGAGGCAACGTTTCGTACTAATAGAACAGCAACAACACAAAACGATACAGCTTTAACAAAAATTGATCGCTCAACGTTTTCTGGACTTGCTAATAAATTAACCAAAGGTCAACCAACACAATACTACGTTCAACGTTTTATTGATCGTGTTACTGTAAGTGTATATCCAACACCAGACGCTACGGCCGCTGCATCAGAAGTTCACTTGTACTATGTAAAAAGAATAGACGATGCTGGAGATTATACAAACGCAACAGACGTACCATATCGTTTTGTTCCTTGTATGGTATCAGGTCTAACTTTTTATTTATCACAAAAATATAAACCAGAATTAGTTCAACAAAATAAAATGTTGTACGAAGATGAATTAAACAGAGCTTTAACAGAAGATGGTTCGTCTACAAGTACACACATAACACCGAAAGCGTATTACCCAAATGTCTAATTTTGCATCAGGAAAAAAAGCACAAGCAATATCAGATCGTAGTGGTATGGCGTTTCCATACAATGAAATGTTAAAAGAATGGAATGGTTCGTTTGTACACATGTCTGAGTTTGAAGCAAAACACCCACAAATAGAACCAAACGCACATAAGGCAGATGCTCAAGGTTTACAAAACGCACGACCGGATAGAACAGAAACAGCTGTTCCTATTTTGTTAAAAACTGATTCTTTTAAAACAAGCACTTCAGGAACAAGTGTTATTACGGTTACAGAAGAATCTCATGGCAGAGCTACTAGTGATACAGTTCGTTTTTACGACACAGTTACTTTTGATGGTATAACCGCTGCAAATATTAACAGATCTGCTGGGTATACAATAACCAAAGTTGATGATAATACTTATACATTCACTGTTGCTACAGACACTGCAACAGCCGGTAACACTAATGGAGGAGGGTTCCGCGCTTACGCCGGACCAGTAACTATAACACCATGACAACATACGCAGAACTAGTAACACAGATAAAAGAGTATACGGAAACAGATAGCAATGTTTTAACAACAACTATTGTTAATGATTTTATAGAACACGCAGAGCTACGCATATTTAGAGAATTAGATTTAGATGTATACAAGAAAAACGCTAGAGCGACATTAACTGCCGGTTCTCAGTTTGTAACTATGCCAGGTGTTATACCTACAAATTTTGAATTTGTTAGATTTGTGTCTGTACTAAGTCCAACAGGTTTAGCTAACTCTACTTTAACAGCTAACGAAAAAGTTATTTTACAAAAGAAAGAAGCGTCTTTTATTGCTGAGTATTGGCCGAATAGCACAAGCACAGAAGCTCCAAAATACTACGCTAATTACGATGAAGACTCTTTGATTCTTGCACCTACGCCAAATGCAGCGTATACTATGGATCTTGAGTATAATGCTCAACCAACAGGTTTATCGACAACGACCACAACAACTTGGGTTAGTAATAATGCACCTTTATTGTTGTTGTATGCCTGCCTCATAGAAGCTTTTAAGTTCTTAAAAGGACCAGCTGAAATGCTACAAATGTATACACAAGCTTATGCTAATGAATTACAAACATTAGGACAAGAGCAAATGGGTAGAAGAAGACGAGACGAATACAGTGACGGCATTGTAAGAGTACCAATGCCAGTACAACAACCATAAGGAGATAACATGGCAAACGCAATATGTAATGTTTTTAAAGAACACCTTTTAAAAGGTAACCATAATTTTAGTGCATCAGGTGGTGACACTTATAAGATAGCTCTTTACACATCTTCTAAAACAGTTTCTGCAACAGCGATTACTGGTTATAACGCAACAAACGAAGCAGCTAATTCAGCAGGTTCTGGATATACAGCGGCTGGTAATACATTGACAAATGCAGGTGTCACAGGAAGTTCTACAGACGCAACTGCGTTCTGTGATTTTAACGACACTTCTTGGACAACAGTTTCTACAACAGCGCGATACGCTGTTATATATCAATCATCAGGCGGGGCTGCAACTGCAGGACTGTCAACAGATTCAGCTGTTTGTGTTTTAGATTTTGGAGGAGATTTTACAACTTCTGCTGGCACATTCACAATACAGTTTCCAGCAAACGATGCGAGTAATGCTATCATAAGAATATCAGGATAGGTTTTTATGGCATTAGTTCTCAACGATAGAGTCAAAGAAACCACAAGCACAACTGGTCAGGGTACCATATCTTTAGGTGGTGCAGCAACAGGTTTTGAAACATTTGTAACTGGTATTGGTAATACAAATACAACTTATTATATTATTGCTCACGAGTCAGATGGCACGTGGGAAATTGGAATCGGAACTGTAGCTGACGCGTCTCCCGACACTCTTGCACGAACTACAGTTATTGATACATCAGCAGGCAACACAACTAAAATAGATTTTGCAGCTGGTAATAAAACAGTATTTTGTACACTGCCTGCTAGCAAAGCGGTAGTCCTGGACGCAGATGGGGATGTTACATTAGGGGCTAATTTAGATGTTGGAGGTAACTTAACTGTTACTGGTCTTTCTACTTTAAATGGTGGAACTTTAACTCTTGGTGACGCTGACACAGATAATATTGTGTTTGGTGGTGAGATTGACTCAGACATTATTCCTGATGATGATGGCACTTTTGACTTAGGTAGTGCATCAAAAGAATGGCAAGATTTATTTATTGATGGCACTGCAAATATCGATTCATTAGTTGCAGACACAGCAGACATTAATGGCGGTACAATTGATGGTGTAACAATAGGTGGTTCTAGTGCTGGTGCAATCACAGGTACAACAATTACTGGAACTAGCTTTGTTATTGGTTCTGCAGACATTAATGAAACAGAGTTAGAAACTATTGATGGTGTAACTGCAGGAACTGTAGCAGCTTCTAAAGCAGTTGTAGTCGACTCTAACAAAGACATCTCAAGTTTTAGAAACGTAACTGCAACTACATTTACAGCGAATACTTCAATACTTCCTGACGCCTCTGGAGGAGCAGATATAGGATCTAGTAGTTTAGAATTTGGTGATATTTACATCGCAGACGACAAAGAAATTAAATTTGGTAATGATCAAGATTTTAGTATTGAATTTGATGGCAACTTTACAAATTTAAAATCTGTTGGAACTGAGCCAATTAGAATATTAACTGATAACTTTATTGTTATGAATAAAGCTGGTTCTTACAATGTAATGAACATGCCTACTGCTAATGCCGGTATAGATTTTTCCCTTAACGGGACTAGAAAATTTAGTATTGAAAGTTTTGGACTTGACGTAATAGACGATATTCACCTTAAAGACGATAAAAAAATTAATTTTGGTAACGCTCAAGATGTAAGTATTAAATACGATGAAGCTAATACCGATACTCTGTTTATTACAGGAACTGTTACTGCTAACGATGGAGTCGTTATAGACAACATAACAATAGACGGAACAGAAATAGATTTATCATCTGGTGATTTAACGCTAGATGTTGCGGGTGACATTATATTAGATGCAGCGGGCAACGATATTAAATTTAACGCAGGTGGTACAGCTATTGCAGAATTTACAAATTCTTCTACTGACTTTATTATTAAATCAGTAACCTCAGACAAAGACATGATCTTTAAAGGTAACGATGGAGGAAGTGCGATAACTGCATTAACTCTTGACATGTCTGCAGCGGGCCTCGCTACATTCAACGCGGGCGTCACAACAGGTGGTAATATTATTATACCAAACGATGGTAATATTGGTTCTGCATCAGACACTGATGCTGTTGCGATTTCAGCTGGGGGTAATGTTACTTTTTCACAAGACGTAATTATTACAGGTAGTTTAGATGTCAACGGCACAAGCACAACGATCGACACAACTAATTTAACAGTCGCTGATCCGTTAATAAAGTTCGGTCAAAACTATACAGGCTCAGCTTACGACCAGGGTTTTGTAATTACTAGAGGAGACGGTTCAGAAACAAACTACCAAAACAAAGCTTTTATTTGGGACGAGTCTGCTGATGAGTTTGCAACAATAGCAGCGGACAACGAAGCGGGGACCACGGCTGGTAATGTCACGATCAGTGATTATGCGCCCTTGCATGTTGGAGCGGTGACCGCGGATGATTTCTCAACATTCTCAGCAGGTGCTACTTTTGGTGATGCTAATATAACAAATGTTGGCAACATAGCTCTAGACAGTATTACAGCAGATGGCTCAACGATTACAATTACAGGAAATACGACGTTTGCCGATGGAGCATTTGATTTTGACATAGCCTCACATGACACCTCAAATGGTTTAAAATTAGGCGGTGTTTTAGTCACAGCTACAGCAGCTGAGTTAAATTACATAGACGGCGTAACCTCAAATATACAGAATCAATTAGACGCAAAAGCATCAAAAGGTTTCGCAATTGCATTAGCAATTGCCTTATGATATAAGGAAATAGGAGAAAAATATGGCACAAGATTTTGAATCAAATGGTAAAAGAATAACAAATTCTGCTACCACTATCTTTACAGCAGACAGCGATGATGCCGTTGTAGGTCTTCGTTTTGCTAATATTCTAACTACAACTGACACACTAGATGTCTTTATTACAGATGCTGGCGACAGTAACAACACTAGATATTTAATTAAAGGTGTTAGTGTACCTGTTTCGTCATCGATTGAAATAATACAAGGCGGTGCAAAAATCGTTATGCAAAATGGTGACGTATTAAAAGCACAAAGTGGTACAGCCAACGGTTTTGATTGTTGGGTAAGTAGAGTTGACGCAATTAGTTAAGGAGTAACTATGGGATACAAAGAAGAAATAGGTGGTCCACTATTTGTTGGATCAGGTGGAATGGCATCAGAGGTTATACCTGAACACGATGCTACTGTTGATGTTAATCAAGTTGTAGGTCATGC